TATTAAAATCAATACAGGTTTTGATAAAAGCGAACGTGGAGAAATCCAAACCTTTCTTTCTTTCCTCAATCTCTTCAATTGCGAACGAAATCCAAGCTTTGGTTTTGCTGAAACAAATACACAACGTATACTGAATTTGGCAAATTTCTCTCTCTCTCTCTGTCATTTTCTTTCTTCTGTCGGGACTTTCTTAGTCTTGACCCAACATGGGTCTCCCAGAATATGAGGCCGATAGTGAGGCTTTATTAAGTCAACTCACTATCGAATTCACACCCGGCATGACAGTTTCTTCATTGTTGGCACAAGTCACCACTAATGACTTTCACAGTGCCATTGAGTTTTTTGCTGCAGAAAAAGCAGTAGACATTGAGGGCGTTCATTACAATGCGTATATGCAACAAATTAGGAAAAACCCTAGTTTATTACGCATTTCCGTGGTAGCTTATGCTTTCCACGTTTCAGACATGGTAGCTGAGACCATGTCTTATGATGTTTATGAATTTCTGTATAAACATTATGCCCTTTTCATCTCTAATCTGGTGACCAGAACACTCAGATTTAAAGAGCTTTTGCTGTTCTGTAAGCAGCAATTTCTGGAGAAAATGCAAGCTTCAATAGTCTGGGCTCCGGAACTTGAGCAATATCTTCAAGTTGAAGGGGATGCTGTGGCTCAAGGAGTTTCACAACTGTTATACAAGATGGTCACTTGGGTGCCCACTTTTGTCAGAGGAGCAGTAGACTGGAGCGTTGATGCGATTTTGGTCAGTTTCAGGAAACATTTTGAAAAGATGGTTCAGGAGTATGTGCCCATGGCTCATCGCGTTTGCAGTTGGCTGAGCCAACTATGGGATAAGATCGTGCAATGGATCTCACAAGCAAGTGAGACCATGGGTTGGTTTCTAGATGGTTGTCGGGATTTGATGACTTGGGGAATTGCCACTCTCGCAACATGTAGTGCTCTCTCCCTGGTTGAGAAGCTGTTAGTCGCAATGGGTTTTCTGGTTGAGCCTTTCGGCTTGAGTGGAATCTTCTTGCGGACGGGAGTTGTTGCGGCAGCTTGTTATAACTATGGGACTAATTCTAAGGGTTTTGCCGAGATGATGGCTTTGTTGTCATTGGCGGCTAACTGTGTCTCTACAGTTATAGTTGGTGGCTTTTTCCCTGGTGAAAAGGACAATGCACAGAGTAGTCCTGTTATCCTCTTAGAAGGATTGGCTGGGCAGATGCAAAACTTTTGTGAGACTACACTTGTCAGTGTTGGGAAAACATGCACTGCCGTCAATGCTATCTCAACATGTTGTGGGAATCTGAAAGCACTGGCCGGAAGGATCTTGGGCATGCTCAGAGATTTTATCTGGAAGACTTTGGGCTTTGAGACCAGATTTCTAGCAGATGCATCTTTGCTTTTTGGCGAGGATGTTGATGGATGGCTCAAAGCAATCAGTGATCTGCGAGATCAATTTATTGCCAAATCATACTGTTCGCAGGATGAGATGATGCAGATTTTGGTGTTGCTTGAAAAGGGAAGGCAGATGCGGAAAAGTGGTCTTTCTAAAGGAGGCATTTCTCCTGCTATCATTAATCTGATTCTCAAAGGGATTAATGATCTTGAACAATTGAACCGCAGCTGTTCAGTGCAAGGAGTAAGAGGAGTTAGGAAAATGCCATTTACCATTTTCTTCCAAGGAAAGTCACGCACTGGTAAGAGTTTGCTGATGAGTCAGGTTACAAAGGATTTTCAGGATCACTATGGATTGGGTGGAGAAACTGTGTACAGTAGAAATCCTTGTGATCAATATTGGAGTGGATATCGGCGGCAACCTTTTGTGCTGATGGATGATTTTGCCGCCGTTGTTACTGAGCCGTCTGCTGAGGCTCAGATGATCAATCTGATTTCTAGTGCTCCATATCCTTTGAATATGGCTGGACTTGAAGAAAAAGGAATTTGTTTTGATTCTCAATTTGTTTTTGTTTCCACCAACTTCTTGGAAGTATCTCCTGAAGCCAAAGTTAGGGACGATGAGGCTTTCAAGAACAGGAGACATGTGATTGTTCAGGTTTCAAATGATCCTGCCAAAGCATATGATGCTGCAAATTTTGCTAGCAACCAAATTTACACCATTTTGGCATGGAAGGATGGTCGATACAACACCGTGTGCGTTATTGAGGACTATGATGAGCTGGTGGCATATTTGTTGACTAGGAGTCAACAGCATGCTGAAGAGCAGGAGAAGAATCTTGCTAACATGATGAAGAGTGCTACATTTGAAAGTCATTTCAAAAGTTTAGTTGAAGTCCTTGAGCTCGGTTCTATGATATCTGCTGGTTTTGATATCATTCGGCCAGAAAAACTTCCTAGTGAAGCTAAGGAGAAGAGAGTCCTTTACAGTATTCCCTACAATGGGGAGTATTGTAATGCACTCATTGATGACAATTACAATGTTACTTGCTGGTTTGGTGAGTGTGTTGGTAATCCTGAGCAGCTCTCTAAGTACAGTGAAAAGATGCTTTTGGGTGCTTATGAATTTCTTCTGTGTTCTGAGAGCTTGAATGTTGTAATTCAGGCACATTTGAAGGAAATGGTTTGCCCTCACCATTATGACAAGGAGCTCAATTTTATTGGCAAGATAGGAGAGACCTACTATCACAATCAGATGGTTTCAAATATCGGCTCTATGCAGAAATGGCATCGTGCCATTCTGTTTGGAATTGGGGTTCTCTTGGGAAAGGAAAAAGAGAAGACATGGTACCAAGTTCAGGTTGCCAATGTTAAACAAGCTCTTTACGACATGTACACTAAGGAGATTCGTGATTGGCCCATGCCGATCAAAGTCACCTGTGGAATTGTCTTGGCAGCTATTGGGGGTAGTGCCTTTTGGAAAGTGTTTCAACAACTAGTGGGAAGCGGAAATGGTCCAGTATTGATGGGTGTGGCTGCTGGAGCATTCAGTGCTGAGCCTCAAAGTAGAAAGCCCAATAGGTTTGATATGCAGCAATACAGGTACAACAATGTTCCTCTCAAGAGAAGAGTTTGGGCAGACGCACAAATGTCTTTGGATCAGAGTAGTGTTGCTATCATGTCTAAGTGTAGGGCTAATCTGGTTTTTGGAGGCACTAATTTGCAAATAGTCATGGTACCAGGAAGACGCTTTTTGGCATGCAAACATTTCTTCACCCACATAAAGACCAAATTGCGTGTGGAAATAGTTATGGATGGAAGAAGGTACTATCATCAATTTGATCCTGCAAATATTTATGATATACCTGATTCTGAGTTGGTCTTGTACTCCCATCCTAGCTTGGAAGACGTTTCCCATTCTTGCTGGGATCTGTTCTGTTGGGACCCAGACAAAGAATTGCCTTCAGTATTTGGAGCGGATTTCTTGAGTTGTAAATACAACAAGTTTGGGGGTTTTTATGAGGCGCAATATGCTGATATCAAAGTGCGCACAAAGAAAGAATGCCTTACCATACAGAGTGGTAATTATGTGAACAAGGTGTCTCGCTATCTTGAGTATGAAGCTCCTACTATCCCTGAGGATTGTGGATCTCTTGTGATAGCACACATTGGTGGGAAGCACAAGATTGTGGGTGTTCATGTTGCTGGTATTCAAGGTAAGATAGGATGTGCTTCCTTATTGCCACCATTGGAGCCAATAGCACAAGCGCAAGGTGCTGAGGAATACTTTGATTTTCTTCCAGCTGAAGAGAATGTATCTTCTGGAGTGGCTATGGTAGCAGGACTCAAACAAGGAGTTTACATACCATTACCCACAAAAACAGCGCTAGTGGAGACCCCCTCCGAGTGGCATTTGGACACACCATGTGACAAAGTTCCTAGCATTTTAGTTCCCACGGATCCCCGAATTCCTGCGCAACATGAAGGATATGATCCTGCTAAGAGTGGGGTTTCCAAGTATTCCCAGCCTATGTCTGCTCTGGACCCTGAGTTACTTGGCGAGGTGGCTAATGATGTTCTCGAGCTATGGCATGACTGCGCTGTAGATTGGGACGATTTTGGTGAAGTGTCTCTGGAGGAAGCTTTGAATGGATGTGAAGGAGTGGAATATATGGAAAGGATTCCATTAGCAACTTCTGAGGGCTTTCCGCACATTCTTTCTAGAAATGGGAAAGAAAAGGGGAAAAGACGGTTTGTTCAGGGAGATGATTGTGTTGTCTCACTAATTCCAGGAACTACTGTAGCCAAAGCTTATGAGGAGTTGGAAGCAAGTGCACACAGATTTGTTCCCGCTCTTGTTGGGATTGAATGTCCAAAAGATGAGAAGTTGCCTATGAGAAAGGTTTTTGATAAGCCTAAGACCAGGTGTTTTACCATTTTGCCAATGGAATATAATTTGGTCGTTCGTAGGAAGTTTCTGAATTTTGTGCGCTTTATCATGGCCAATCGTCACAGACTCAGTTGTCAAGTGGGTATTAATCCATATTCAATGGAATGGAGTCGCTTAGCAGCAAGGATGAAAGAGAAAGGCAATGATGTCTTGTGTTGTGATTATAGCTCATTCGATGGCTTGCTTTCTAAGCAAGTGATGGATGTCATTGCTAGCATGATCAATGAACTTTGTGGTGGAGAGGATCAACTCAAAAATGCAAGGCGAAACTTGTTAATGGCGTGTTGCTCTAGGTTGGCTATTTGCAAGAATACAGTATGGAGAGTTGAGTGTGGTATTCCTTCAGGGTTTCCAATGACAGTGATTGTGAATAGCATTTTTAATGAGATTCTCATTCGCTATCATTACAAGAAACTCATGCGCGAACAACAAGCTCCTGAACTGATGGTACAGAGTTTTGATAAACTCATAGGGCTGGTGACTTATGGTGATGATAATCTGATTTCAGTGAATGCTGTTGTGACACCCTATTTTGATGGGAAGAAATTGAAGCAATCTTTGGCTCAGGGTGGTGTGACTATCACTGATGGTAAGGACAAAACAAGTTTGGAACTTCCTTTTCGCAGATTGGAAGAATGTGATTTTCTCAAGAGAACTTTTGTTCAGAGGAGCAGTACCATCTGGGACGCTCCAGAGGATAAGGCAAGTTTGTGGTCGCAGCTTCATTATGTTAATTGCAACAATTGTGAGAAAGAAGTTGCTTATTTGACTAATGTTGTTAATGTTCTTCGTGAACTTTATATGCATAGTCCTCGGGAAGCCACAGAATTTAGGAGGAAGGTCTTAAAGAAGGTCAGTTGGATCACTAGTGGAGATTTGCCTACTTTGGCACAATTGCAAGAGTTCTATGAGTACCAGCGGCAGCAAGGTGGGGCAGACAACAATGACACTTGTGACTTGTTAACAAGTGTAGACTTGCTAGGTCCTCCTTTGTCTTTTGAGAAAGAAGCGATGCACGGATGCAAAGTGTCTGAAGAAATCGTCACCAAGAATTTGGCATATTACGATTTCAAAAGGAAAGGTGAGGATGAAGTGGTATTTCTGTTCAATACGCTCTATCCTCAGAGTTCATTGCCTGATGGGTGTCACTCTGTGACCTGGTCTCAGGGTAGTGGAAGGGGAGGTTTGCCCACACAAAGTTGGATGAGCTATAATATAAGCAGGAAAGATTCTAATATCAACAAGATTATTAGAACTGCTGTTTCTTCGAAGAAACGAGTGATATTCTGTGCTCGTGATAATATGGTTCCTGTTAACATTGTAGCTTTGCTCTGTGCTGTTAGAAACAAGCTGATGCCCACTGCTGTATCTAATGCTACACTTGTCAAGGTGATGGAAAATGCCAAAGCTTTCAAGTTTTTACCAGAAGAGTTCAATTTCGCTTTTTCTGATGTTTAGGTAAATAATGCTTATGTTTTTGTTTGCTCCTGTTTAGCAGGTCGTTCCTTCAGCAAGAACAACAAAAATATGTGTTTTTATT